ATGGAATTATTAGCGATGGACAGGGTTTCAGACCTTGCCCACTTATATTCGCAAATGCTCGTCAGCGATGCCAAGCATTCGTGATATTACGAGAAATATAAATAAATAAATTATGAAAAAGAACACGAAGCTAGTCATCTCGGCTTTCACCCGAAAGAAGCACACCCCACCAGTTGGGACGCAAATCGAAATCTCCATGCCACACGATAAAGCCGTAGCATGGGCAAAAAAGATCGTTCCGGTCCTGAACAATATGAGGGATCAGATCGAGGCGGAAAACGCCGAGAACAACCAGCAGGCGCAAACAACAACGCAATCAGAACAAAACTAATATGGCATTCCAGAAACTAGATGCAGTTGGCACTTTCGAGTGCATCGTCGAAGCTCCACAACTAGGATGGTTCGACAAATCATCCAAAGGCTCACAGTTCATTCGCATTCCATGCGTGGTCGATGAAGCAGGACCACACAAGGGGAAGAAGATTACATGGCTGGGCTACCTCACCAGCAACGCTTACGAGCGCACAGAGGAAGTACTCGCTGATGTTTTCGGTAGCAACTGGACATGGTCCAAGATTCCATTCGCAGGCAAGCGTGTCGTTATCGTTACCGAGGAAGAGGAGTACAACGGCAAGACACAGATCAAGGCGAAGTATCTAAATGCTGTCGGTGGCGGACAACCAAAGCGTGACACGCAAGAGGCACTCAAGACCTCTAACGAGATCGCGGCATCCCTGCCTAAACGCGAATACAAACCTTCACTAGAAGAAGCAGACGAGATTCCGTTCTAATCAACCTTGGGGATTGTGGCGGCATCTGTAGTTGCTGGTAATCATTAGACCCCGCGAGGTAACCACATAAAACCTCGCAACCTCACCCAATGAATTGGACACATGAGCAACTCAAAGCACTCGGTTACCACAGACACCCAGACGGGCAGTACCACCCTCACCCTCCATCTCACAGGGTACTTGACTCCATCCCTCAACACGATCCTGTCAAACCATTGGTCACACCTCCACAAGCACAAACAAAAGGCAAAAATCGCACTACTCTCGTCATTGAGCGAGTTAGCACAAAGCTCCAAGACTTCGACAACTTTGTCGGCGGAACAAAACCACTTACCGATCAACTTCGATACTCTGGACTCATTCCTGATGACGATCCCGAAAGCATCACAGCACACTACAAACAACAAAAGTGTAAGCACAAAAAAGATGAGAAAACCATCGTGCAAATCGTATACAATTCACAGCAACCATCCACCCGCAAACCCGCATAAACACTAGCAATCACGACTGCGAAGCAAGAACAACTCGCTTGTTCCTGCGGAGCTATTTTAACGACCACTTCTAAAATGAGTCAAGACAAATCTGAAGAAAATTTAGAAAAAAAAATCAATGGAAGACCCACAATATTCTCGCAAGAATTTGCTGAAGAAATCTGTAAACGATTGTCAAAAGGCGAAACGCTTCGCACCATAATTGCTTCTTCAGATCACCTCCCAGACCGCACTACAATTTATGACTGGCTACGCAAACATGAGAGCTTTGCCAACCAGTACGCACAGGCACGCGCAGAGCAGGCAGACTATTACGCAGAGCTAATCGTTGACGAATCCTACTCAAGCCATGACGCAGGCATAGGCAGACTACGGGTCGATGCACTCAAATGGGCAGCGTCTAAAATGGCTCCGAAGAAGTACGGAGAGAAGATTGAGATCGAGACTTCGCAACCGCTCACATTGGCTTTCCAGCTTCCCACACGCAGAATTGAGTTAGAGGAGAACAAGCAACTTGAGAACTGACCTAGAGATCAGGCTAACCATCTGCCTGAACGGATGCCCAATCGGACCTCGCATCCAACGAGGAGAACCGCTCCCAAAGTACCAGCACACTTATAACAATACGCCTGATGGACTCCTAGAGGCTAAAAAGGACATGGAAGAGATTCAAGCGTATATCACTAGAAACCAGAAGATTATTAAGCGGAAATAGGCTATAACTTCCAATAATGCAGATTGTAGATAATAGAGTACCATTTATGCAAGACACACCAAACCAACAAGAACCAACATATGCCCAGTTCGTGGAATCACTCTGCAAGCCGGGTATCGATATCCTCGTTCAGATGGAACCAAAGGATGCCCACCTAACTCACATGGCTATGGGCGTTGCCGGGGAAGCAGGCGAACTGCTAGATGCCATCAAGAAAAGCGTGATGTACCGCAAGCCTCTGGATCGCGAGAATGTGCTAGAGGAGTGTGGTGATATCATTTTCTTCATCCAAGGCATCCTGAACCACTATAACTCCACAGAAGAGGATGCCGTGACCATCCAAGAGGTGATCCGAATGAACAGGGATAAGCTATCTCGGCGATACCATCAAGGAACCTACAGCAACGAGCAGGCGCAGGAACGAGCAGACAAGGCATGATCCAGACCAAGGAGGACAAGGAAGTGATGTTTGCACGAAACATCCTCTGCGAGATCATTCATCAAGCGATGGCGGATGCAGCTATTGATGAATCCAAGATCGTCTGCGAGCGCAACAGAGAGATTGCAGCAAGCTGGAGAGAAGATGCAGTACGCTTCATTAAGACCAAATCATTTGAAGGCATCTGCACAACACTAGGTTTAGAGGTCGATCCATTCAGAAAGAAAGCATATCTATGAGATTCCACATACTGGGGCTACCCCACACAGTTTCTTCCAAGCAATTCAATGCCTGTGCGTACACGCAGAAGGTCGTTAAATTCGGAAGGATGATGACAGCAAGGGGCCATGAGGTCTTGCACTATGGTCACAGAGATTCGGTGCTGGAGTGTACTGAACACATTCCTGTGCTGGAGAACGAGGACTGGCAGGTAGCGTACGGAGATCACGACTGGCGCAAGACCTTCTTCAAATTCGATGTCAACGATCACGCTTATCGTACATTCTACGCTAATGCCATTCGTGAGGTTGGGCTTCGCAAGCAGAAGCATGACTTCATTCTGCCGTTCTGGGGTAGTGGAGTACGACCAGTCTGCGATGCCCATCAAGACATGATCTGCGTTGAGCCGGGTATCGGCTACGCTGGTGGGCATTGGGCGCGATGGAAGGTCTGGGAAAGCTATGCGATCTATCATGCCTATTGCGGTCTTCAGGCAGTTGGATCGTGTAGGCAGGACTGGTACGATGTGGTGATCCCAAACTACTTTGATCGTGAAGACTTCACCTATCGAGGCAATGACGAGAAGGAGGACTACTTCCTGTATCTCGGCAGGGTCTATAGCGGCAAAGGATGCGATGTGGCTTTCCAAGCAGCAGAACGGGCAGGAGTGCATCTCAAGGTGGCAGGGCAGAAGGAACCCGGCTACAAGATACCTGACCATGTCGAGTACATTGGCTACGCTGACATCGAGACTAGGCGTGAGTTGATGAGCAAGGCCAAAGGGTCATTGATCCCGTCCCAGTATGTTGAGCCATTCGGTGGGGTCCAGATCGAGAACTTGTTTAGTGGCACACCAACAATCACGACAGACTGGGGTAGCTTTGCGGAGAACAATCTGCATGGCATCACAGGCTATCGATGCAGGACGATGGGAGACTTTGTCGATGCGATCAGGGCTATCCAGCAGGGTGCGATCAGTTCCGAATCATGCAGGCTATGGGCAGAGAACTTCTCTCTGGAGAAGGTTGCGCCAATGTACGAGAAGTATTTCTCGGATGTGCTGGATGTCTACCAAGGCAAAGGATGGTACGCTGATGGCAACGGACTAGAGGCAATGACAAGGATGCTACCATGAAAGCAACACTAGAATTTAACCTGCCAGAGGAGCAATGGGAGCATGAGTATGCTGTACATGGGGTCGATGCCTTATTGCTGATAAGCGACCTTGAAGGAGAACTGCGAGCAATGGTCAACGACGATTGCGGAGAGTTTACGAAGTGGCGGAACGAGGACGAGAAGGAATGTCAAGGGGATTACGAGACGCTGCAACGAGTCTGGGACTTTATCCTTCGCGAGAAAGAGAGAAGGAGGCTACCAGAGTTGATATGAAGATTATCGATGTTGGATGTGGGCCGGGCATCTATGTGCAAGCATTGCGCGAGTTGGGTCATGATGTTGTTGGGATTGATCCAGACAAGAGATGTCCAGAGATCGTTAAGTCGATGTTTGATGAGGCAGGCAGGTATGACTTGGCATTGTGTCTGGAGGTTGCCGAGCATATCGATGAGAGTCTTGCTGGCGATGTAGTGAAG